TTTTTGTCACGAGTGATTATAACAACCTTTCCTTGTTTGTCATATACAATGTATTTTCCACGCCGCTCCATTAATATCACCGTTCAATTTTTATACACACCACTTTAGAATTTTGGTTAGTTACCAATACTTTAGCTTCTTTTTGTGAAACTTTGCAGGCTTCTTCACTAGAGTAACTACCTACGTGGTAATGGTCAAAGCTACCACTAATTACCTGTAACCAGAGTAATACCCACATCTACCACCTACCTTGCCACTTGCCTAAATAGTAAAAGATAACAAACAAGATACCTCCACTGACTACAAATATTGCTGCTCCGATAGCAAAGTTTATCATCGCATCTATCTGTTCTTGCTTTCTGTATAGCTCTTGTTTTCTTTTTCGGCGCATATCTGCTTCTATTTGCAGGACTTCTTTCCAAGCACTCGGCCCATAGTTCCAAGAGATATGATCTTTGATCTCTGCCCTCATCTGTTCCATTTTCTTTTTATTTGCAAAGATTTCTAGAGCAGTTTCTTCATCCGATCCCTTGAATGTTTTTTTCCAAAACGGAGGGTTCTTTTCACGCTCTTCAATATTAGAAAAGTCAGAAAAAGCCTTGCCCCACTGGGACAAAGTTCCCGTCATATCTTGAAGATCCTTGCCCGTACTTATAGCAGCTTTGAGCGTTTTGTACGCCCCTGTCGCTAAAGCAACGCAAGATACGGGATCCATTATCCCCTCCGTTGCGCCGCCTGACGCTGCACGTCAATGCGTTCACGGTTTACTTGATTACGGTTCTGGGCAATTTCTTCTTGGCTTTCAATACGAGCGGCATCTGTTGCTGCACGTTGCTCCATTTTCTGTAGCTCCATCAACATGTCGCCTTGATCATCTTCGATCTTTCTCTGTAAATCTTTTTCTTTCAGAGCCAACTCTTGCATACGGATCTGAACAAGTGGATCAGCCATCGGATCTTCACCTGTTGGTAACAACCCAGGTAGAACCTCTGCCATGAGTTTCTCCATCTGCATAGAGATCAACTGCTCCATCTGAGCGGGATCTTGCATGTCCTGTTGAACTTTCATGATCTGTTGTTGTGCCGCTATCGGATCAATTGCTCCACCCTGTGCTGCCAACTGAGCCTGACTGATGATCTGTTCAATCTCTGCCATAACCATCTGTCGTGCTTTTTGTGACACATGTTCCATGATGTGTGCATAAAACGTACCCATGACTTGAGGTGATGTCATTACAAGTGGTGCTTTCATAAACGCCATGTGCATACGGATATGTGCATCGTGATCTTGTTCTGGAAATGTATTCAGTATCTCTCCCATCAAAGCACGAGCATTCTCAATGGCGGGGTCAAGAGGCTGCGGCTTTGGTGGTGGGGGGAGTATCTCGTCGATGTTTTGTACCTCGAGGGCTTGGTACATTCGACGATAAGCCGCGTGTAAATTATGCACTTGTGGATTTGACTGAGCAAGTTGCAACTGAGTTTGTGCCAACGTGACTCGCTGCGCCATTGAGAATATATTCGGATCACTGACAGGTACAACATCAACACGGTCATCGAAATCCTGCGCTTTGATCATACGATTACCACCCTGCACATCATATGGGTATTCAGGTGGTAAGTTATCTCTAAAGATCCTAGCTAATACACGGAACTCCTGACGCTGCGAATAATGCAGCCTCTTGTGTATTGCTGACATAACCTTCATGCCGCGCTCTAGCATAGCCACTGTGGTGCCCACAGGAGCCGCTGTGTTGCCGTCTCCAGTCTGTTGGTCTGCTAGTGAAACGAAACGTCTTCCGCCCTCTATGAGTGCTCCTAGAAGCTGTGCGAGGGTTCCTGATGGTTCTTTGTACGGTAGCGGTATAATCGCATCCCGTATATTGCCACCCGGTGCATCTATGTCCCGCCACTCACCCGGTTGTAACGGCTCGTCATCGTTGCGAACCCTTACGCCCCTAGCCTTGAATCCTGCCGGGAGGTTAGCAAGTGTACCCGCATCGATTAACTGTCGAAGGATACTCGTTGCCGCACGACCAAGACCACCAATCATGTGAATCAGACCAAAGCCATAAAAGCCTAGACCTGGCATAAACTTATAGTGCACGAAATACTGTGTCTTTTTTGCAAGCCCCGCACCTTCTTCAAAGTTACGGCGGATACCAAGAACCTGTCCCGATCCCTCATCAATTGTTACAATGTATGGTAACGCAATCCCTGTTGGCTCTCCACTTGGAGACATATCCTCAAAACCCTCAAGGTCTAGATCGACATGCATCTCCAGAATAGTAAACACTTCGTCTGTGTATGTTTTAGATGTACCTTGTATCTCGTCTATCTTCTGACGGACTTCGTCTTCACCCTCTTCATACTTGCTTAGTTCTACATCTTTGTAGACCCCCGCAATCTGCATCTTGCGAACATCATTCGCATCCATGCGAAGAACATGCGTAACACGAGAAGCAGTCGCCAGATCCGATGCAGCATAAGGTACAACCAGATCCTGCGCCGGAATGAATTTAGATACAGCCCTTTGTTTCGCTTCGTCAAAATATACTTTCTTAAATGTAGAACCAGACAACGGTAAGTAGAATAACAACTGATCCATGTCTGGATCAAACTCTTCCATGACCTCCATGATCTGGTAGTTCATGAAATTCTTTACACGACTAGCTTGTTCTTCTCTGTCTGCGTCTTGTAATCCCAAGACTTGTGTCTTTACTGGACCGCCAGATGGTAATAGTTCTTTGTAAGCCTGTGCTTGAAACTGTGTAACACTCTCCGCAATCAGCGGGTGCGTGACCCCAGAAGCCCCTTCAAACGGCTGAGAACGCTCTTCATACTTGACACCAAGCTGATCCAAACCTTTTGTATAAGTCTCTTCCCACTCAGAACGAGATTCCAAATCTTCTTCGTAAGATCCACGAAGATCCGACGAAAGTTCTCCAAGATACCCATCATCTAATAACTCCGCTAAGTTAGCATTATGTGGAACCTGTGGTTCTTGCTGTGCGCCCACAAGAGCTTCTGCCAAAGCTTGCACAATCGCGCCACCTTGTCCATCAGGTATAACTTCTGCCCCTCCATCAAAGGTTTCAGGCTGTGGTACTGACACATTTACCGATGCATCTGTCGGTAACATGTCTTCAGGTTTTATTCCTGTATCTACAATCGGTGGCAATGCCATTAGTAATACTCCCGTTTAGGACGGTACTCGTCGTGTTCATCGTTTTCTCCTTGCAGAGATATAAACCCGCCCTGCCGAAAACGCATTAGTGCTAACGTCATACTATCACAAAAGTCATCATGATCGCCATTAGGAAATGAAACTACTTCTTCTATAACTTCGTCAGCAAATTTTTTGTCTATTGGTGCCCATACTACACCTGCTTCGAACAATGGTGCAACCATGTGCATTCTGGTTATTTTATCCTTACCTTTACCAGGTGAGAAGCCAAGTGCCGGAATACCGCGTAGCCGCAACTCGTCAATGAGCGGTGTACCCGTCGCTTTTGCTTCGACCACAACCATGTCTGGCTCCCAGTATTCGTGTTCTTCATACGCCACCTCTTTAAGTTCAGGAAAATTCCACCGCCCTCGCCGTGCGTCCATCAAAATCAGGTGATCTGCCCCACCTTCGTCTGGTTCAAACACGCCCCATGTCGTAATCGCGCTGTAATCGGCGGATTCTTTCTTGGAAAACGCCGTATCGTAGGACTGTATGATGTATTTTACAGGGGGAATCTCTTCTTTTTCCCACGGTTGCCACCAATCCCTCTTGATAATCGCAGAATCGGAGCTTGTCGGCGTTTGTTGCCACTGTGCATTCCATTTTTGTACAGGCAACGACGCTTTGATAGACAACAATGCGTCTTTTTCCCAGAACTCAGGCCACAATGGTTCGTCTGACGGCATAATTGCAGGAAATTCTACGACCTCCCACTGATCTGCCATGATATCACTGCCCTGCGCAGCTAACAAACGGCCTGTTAAGTCCTTTTTTCCCCATCGAGTCATAACAATTATGATCGCACCACCCGGTTGGAGACGCTGACGTGGGCCAGAAGTGTACCATTCATACGCATTATCAAATGCACTCTCGCTCAGAGCGTCCTGTTCCGAGTGAGGGTCGTCAATGACGAACAAGTCCGCACCGCGACCAGTAACCGCAGCCCCAACACCCGCCGCAAAATACTCACCACCTTTGTCGGTTTGCCATTTTCCCGCTCCCTTGTTGTCTTCTTTCAGATTAGTATCAGGAAAGATGTCTTTATATTGTGGGTCGTCTATAAGGTCTCGAACCTTGCGTCCAAAACGCACCGCCAGTTCTGTATTGTGCGTGGCCTGAATGATTTTAAGCTTTGGATTGCGCCCCAAAAACCATGCAGGCATCAAAAAACTTGCAAATTCAGACTTAGAATGACGCGGTGGCATGTTGATGATCAGCCGTTTGATCTCGCCTC